GGAGCGGTTGCAGTACGTGACCGCCAGATTCTTTCGGTGGGTTATAACGGGTTCCCACGTGGAGTTGAAGACACTGCCGAACGTTTAAACAACCGTGAAACAAAATACAAATATGTAGTTCATGCAGAACAGAACCTTATATACAATGCTGTTAATAATGGCGTCAGTTTAAAGAATTCTGCTTTATATGTTTGGGGACTACCCGTTTGTAGCGAATGTGCAAAGGGAGTTATTCAAGCAGGTTTCTCAAAAGTTTATTGGGCAACCGATTCTAATAAAACTATTGACAAACGATGGGAAGTATTATATAATAGTACTGTTGAAATGTTTAATGAAGTTGGAATAGAAGTATATGCCTTATAATGGAAACACTCTTGTAGTTGATTTTGATGATACGCTTTGCATACATCCACATGATGACAAGTCTAACATCGCTTGCGGTAAACCAAATTACGATCTTATAAGTGAAATTAATAGGCTCTTCGATAAGGGCTTTGACATATTCATATATACTGCACGCGGTCACTTCAGCGCCGACAATCGAGCTGACGCTGAACATAAATACCGTAATGTTATTGAAGTATGGCTAATGGAACATTCTGTTAGTTACACAAAGCTTTCGTTTGATAAGCCTTATGCAGTTTATTACATTGATGATAAAGCAATAAGGCCAGATGAACTATACTTATTGGAGAAGTTATGATTGGCATAATACCTGCTGCAGGTCGCGGCGTAAGATTCAAAGAACTTGGTAAACAATACAGTAAAACCATTTTACCGTATAAAGAAGTACCTATCCTCATTCATCAAATTAAATGGCTAGAGGATTCTGGCTGTAACGATATTAGAGTTGTAGTAAACCATCAAGAAGAAACTGTACACGATATGTTGGCGATGTATGGAAAGACTCAAGTTAAAGTTGTACGTCAACAAGAACACAATGGTTTATCAGGTGCTATCTTTGCGGCTTTAAAACCAGAAGATAACGATTCGGTATTGATTGTCCTTGGTGATATTGTTGTTAAGTCGGATGCGTCTAAATATTTCAATGAAAACTTTGTGTCTGTCATTGAAGTAGAAGACTATGCTAGATGGTGTATGGTTCAAACATCAGCGAATAAGATTTCTACATTTATTGATAAACCTACGGAACGGCCTGATACCAATCTTGCTTTAAGCGGTGTATATCATATTCTCGATTCGGTTAACTTATATGAGTTATTACGTGAGCAATTGCAACATGAAGAAACTAAGATCGCAGGCGAATTTCAGTTAAGTGGTGTTTTACAATCAATTGCTGATTGGGATCATATGATAACTGTGTCACTTGGGCATATTGACTTTGGGACTCTTGAAGAATACTTAAGTAATCGTTCAGTTAAAAACTCAAGATCTTTTAATAATTTGTACGTCGATGATGTAACGGTTCGAAAGTCGTCTGAAACACATGGACAGAAATTAATAGAAGAATTCAATTGGTATAATAACTTGCCCATGGGACTTACATTAAACACGCCAAGAATGCTGTCACACGAGTTCTTTGATCCGCATCAATGCGTATGTTACGTAATGGAAAAGATATTGGCACCAACGTTCCGCGAAATATATTTGTTTCTTGATACTTCAACCGAAACTTGGAGAACAATCTTCAATTCATCGTTTAGGCTATTGAACAAGATGGAGTCATATGGACAACCTAACAACTTTATGGACACGGTTGTTAAAAAGACGGTTTCACGGGTAAACGATATTAATCTTGCAATTAATCACGACATAATAAACAAATTCATTATAACATTAGAAGACGCTGTTGCTAAACATGAGCATGTACCAACATTAATGCACGGCGACTTTTGCTTTAGCAATCTGATGTACGATTTCAATTCTGACCGTGTTACTATGATAGATCCAAGAGGTCAGCTATTTGGCGATCATTATTACGAAGTAGCTAAGTTGATGCATTCAGCGGTATATAATTATGATATCATTGATTCTGAACTCTATGTTAAAAACGGTAATGATGTTCGTTTGTATTCAAAGGGTAAAGAAGAGGTTGCGGCTGAGTTCATGCGCATTCTAAAGAATAATTACAGCGATGAAGATATTCGTTACATTAAGATTATTGTTGCCAGTTTGTTCTTAAGCATGATACCTTTACATTCGCACAGTAAAACTAACCAAGAACAATATTATAAAATATTTAAAGATATCTATTTACATTTATAGTAAAATTTGATATAATAGCTATCTAATCAACTAAGGGGGAACATTATGGGTCGCACGTACGTGATCGGGAAGATCGGCAAGTCTATAAAATTTAAGCCTAGCACGTGGGGTGCTATCGGCGGAGATAATGAAGCACCCACACTATATCTTAAGTTAGCTGAACTTAATCCTGATGATACCTTTATCATGATAGGCAAAAGCGATCTTTATAAGATGCGTGGCTTGCCCACAAATCTTCATGATGCCTGGGCACATTACACGAAAGGTGAATCTGATGCTATATCGTTTATAACTAATCATCTGAAGAATACTAAGGTTGATGCTGGAATTATGGTAGCTGGTCCAACTGGCGACGTAAACTTTCAAGAAAGGATATACACTCTATCTTCGATTAAAGCAGGTAAACCACAACTAGCCAAAACTCTGTTTATGCACGAGAATTACAGCGGTCCTATTTATGATTATCTTAATGATAGCATGATACCTTGGATAATGATTAACAATGATCCGCGGTATTTAAAGCTTGGCCGAGATATGTTTAATATGCCAAAAGAAATACTTTCACAATACGATTCAGCTAAATTGTATCGTCACATATCTTCATATGAAGACCAAACTCTGTTAGTCGATCATCGAGTACAATATAAGTATGCTGGTGTAGAAAAAGTCTTTCTTATTAATAAAGAATTGGTTAATATCGAAAAGACTAAGAAGTTTATGGTAGTTCTTAATGAAGGAAGTAATGGTGTTAGTTCGCGCTATAACAAGTTAAAAGAATATGTACTTGACCACGTTGAGGACGTTGATATTTATGGCAAATGGGATGAAGACACTGTAAAAGGCGATAAGCGCTTTAAAGGGTCGATTAAGTTTGAGGAACTGCAGCAGATGTTACCTGAGGTCAAATATTCCTTTATGATATCTATTCGAGACGGTTGGGTTACAATGAAAGTTTGGGAATTGATTAGCAATGGTATTATACCGTTCTTGCATCCAAATTATGACGACCAACACCATATTGCAGTACCCGAGTTTTTGAGACTTAGTAAACCTGAAGAGTTACACGAGCGCATTGAGCAACTTGAAAACGACCCTGTCTTATATAATAAGATATTACAGGAATGCCAATATCTTATTACACCAGATGATACAAGCGGCAAAGTATTATGCGATAAGATTACTAGTACAATAAATAACTATCGAAGCTCTACTACAGGAACCAAATCTTATGATGAAGTTCTTCAAGAAATAGCCGATGATAGTAATGATTTAACGCACTTCTTTGGATGATTAATAAAATGAAAAATGATTATAGTTGGGCCCCTCACATACCGCTTATTGGCGGCCTCCCACTTGGCGCAGAAGCAGCACTAGGTAAAGCACCTAAATTTGTATCAAGTCTTGATGGGTTTTGGGCTAATGATAGTCTTTATATGAACCATCAGAACGAAACGCTGTCTCGTGGAATAGACTACCGACCTTTAGACCCAGGCGAACGCAGTTTTGTTGAAAAGGTTAACATTGTTGTATCAACACCACCATGCGCAGGTTTATCACAATTGAATACTGGTAAAGCTAACTCTGCAGCAAAAGGTGCTGATGCCGAAAAGAATCAGTTTATGTACATCGCGGCTGAACAGGCAATGAAGTGTTATGATGCCGATGTAATCGTTGGCGAGAATGCTCCTGCGCTATATACAAATAAAGGAAAGCCAGTTGCGGATAAGCTTTTACAAATTGCACGTGATAATGGGTATTCTTTCTCATTGTATAAAACAACTACCTCTTTACATGGTATTCCTCAGAATCGCGACCGTACGTTCTACACATTTTGGAAAGGCGATAAAGCACCAATTCAATCATGGTTTAACGAATCACGTAAAAACTTCCCTGATTACTTGAAAGAAGTAACCAATGAAATGTCTCACCAAAGCGACATTATCAATGATAAAATCGGTACTGGCGAATCGTATTATAACTTCATTCAGTATAAGAACCCTGGCGAAAATCCTCGTGATATTATAATTGCGAATAATTGCTCAACTGCATTCAATTATGTTAGGCGCGGTGGCTTCTTACAGGAAGCGATTGACTACTTTGAAGCGATTGATGATACAAAAGGCTTGCATTTAGCAACACATGCTAAAATGAAATTCTCTAAAGGCTTAGGCATTTGGGATGGTTCAACTCACGTATTCAATGAATGTATGAATGCATGTATCAGTCGTAACATGAATGATACAATTCATCCAGTGCATGACCGTTCAATGACTATTCGCGAAGCATTACATATGATGGGCTTTCCGCATAACTTCAGTCTCCCTGGTGGAAAACGTAGTGTACCGTTTATTGCTCAAAACGTTCCGGTATGTACTGCAGCGTCAATGGTCGGTGAAGCAGTTAAGTTTTTAAATGGCGAATTGGAATTATCTGATAGTGATTTTGTTAAACAAAACAATCATCATCAACGAATAGATGCAGGCAATATTGCAACAAACACATTAGAACAATTCATTGCGTAAACCATTGACATCAATACAGAACTGTGATATAATTAATTGAATTGGAGTAATACACTATGAAAATATCTTTAACTATATTTCAGTCTCTGTACGATAACAAAACTCATCGGCAGTTCACGGTTAGCGATTGGCCCGACTTCGTTGAGTTTTTATATACGCTATCTAAAAAACCGATAAAGTCAAAAACCGACGCAACACTGATTTCGCCTGCGGTATACAAGGAAGACCGTACTCGAAGTAATGATGCTGTTACGTGTTGGGGTGGTTGGGCAGCAATGGACGTTGACGCTCATGACTTTACAAATGAAGAACTTCAGGAAACGCTAAAAGCAAAATATGGTCAGTACTCATATGTATGTTATAGTACAGCAAGTTCATCAATTAAAACCCCTAAGTTCCGCTTAGTATTCAAACTCGACAAAAGAATAGAAAGTCAAAAGATTCGCCAGCTTTGGTATGCACTTAATACTGAAATTGGTGAACTAGGCGATCGTCAAACAAAAGACTTAAGCCGCATGTATTATATTCCAGCAACATATGATAATGCAAATAACTTTATCTTTCATAATGACGGTAACACTATTCCTACTGAAGAAATAATCAATAAACATCCGCTACCATCACGCAAAACTGGTAAATCGTTTTTTGATAGAATGCCTGAGTCAATGCAAAAGATGTTTATTGAACATCGTAAAACTCAGCTGAGTAATACATCGTATAGGTGGAATAACTATTCGGATTGTCCGTTTCTATCAAAAAGAATGCTTGACTCATACCGAGCTACTACCTATCAAAAAGATTCAGGAAGATACATAAAAATGTACGAAGTTATGGTGCATGTCGCATCAAATGCAATAAAGAAAGAATACCCAATAACTGGAGGAGAGATAGTAGATTTGTGTAAACAAATTGATATGGAAACTGGTAACCGCTATGCAAAACGTGCATGGGATACCGAAGCAAACCGAGCAATTGAATATGCATATAGAAATAATTGATTGACATTCATGTGTGTTTTTGATATAATAGATCTAAATTAATAAAAGAGGTTTTACTTTATGAGTCTGATGGCAAAATTAAAAAAGAGTAGTCGAATCAAAGAAACTGAGATTCTTTCAGAGTCAAAACTATTCAATGAAATGGAAATGACACCAACCGATGTTCCTATGATGAACGTTGCGTTAGCAGGTGGCCTTGAGGGCGGTATATCGCCAGGGTTAACGGTTTTTGCAGGACCAAGCAAACACTTTAAGACAAGTTTCTCATTAAAGATTGCGGCTGCATATCTTGCTGAGCATAAAGACTCGGTAATGATGTTTTATGACTCAGAGTTTGGCTCACCGCAATCGTACTTCGAATCGTTTGGCATTGACTTAGATCGAGTTTTACATGTCCCTATCACTGATGTTGAAGAACTTAAATTCGATTTAATACATCAACTTGAAAACATTGAAAAGAAAGACAAAGTTATTATCGTAATTGATTCTATCGGTAACCTTGCATCTAAGAAAGAATTGCAAGATGCTAAAGACGCTAAATCAGTTGCTGATATGTCGCGTGCAAAAGCACTTAAAGGCTTATTCCGTATGGCAACTCC